CCTGCTCACGCTCGCGCACCTTCTGGGCGTAGCGGCGAAAGATCGCGCGCATCCGGACCGGGTCCGGGAAACGCACCGGAGGCTCAGCCTTCGGCTCTGCGCGAAGGCGTGCGCGCTCGGTCTCGTCCCATTGCTGAAGCTGCGTGATCTCGGGCCAGCGCTCCTTCGGCGCGCCGTCGTGCCACCGGCACAGGCGGCCATTGCCCATGTCGACGCTCCAGCGGTTCGGGCAACCGTGCGCAGAGCACATCAGCTCGTGAGGAACGCCGCCGTTATCGCCTCCGTCGCCCGCTGCGGAATCGTGCTTGGCCTTGGCCTTGGCGTAGCTCATGCGACTGCCCTTTCGTCGAGGTAGTTGCCGTCGATGACCTTGGCGAAGTTCGTCGGCAGCAGCAGCCAGTCGAACGTCGCGTGCCACACGCGGCCTGTGTCTCGGCTGGGCTTGCCCCGGCCGGTGAGGAGCTTCGACTTCGCCGCATGGGCGAAGTACCAGCGGAACCACTCGAGCCCGGCGTCGGAGTCGAAGCTCTCCTGCGCGCAGACCTCGCGCCACCTGGCGCGCATGTGCTCTTTCCGGGCGTCGTTGAGCACCGACACCGTCGGGAGCATTGCCAGCTCGACGTGGTACGCCTCGAGAAGCGCGGTGTACGGGCAGTCCGGGACGGCGTAGGGCTGCGGCTTGGGGGCGATTCCTGGCAGCTGCTGCAGTGGGTCGGGCAGGCCGTTTTCGGGCTGGTCGACGAGCCGCGCAGCGGCGGTAGTCTCTTTCTCTTCTGTCCCTGTCCCTGTCCCTGTCCCTGTCCCTGTCCCTGTCCCTTGGACTACGTTACGTGCAACGTCACGTTGACCGTCACGTGGCTCGTTACGTGTTCCGTCACGTTCTGCGTTTGCCGCACGTCGTTTCGCCTCACGCGCTTCCGTCGCGGCCTTCGTCCGGGCCCGCTGCGCGGCCTTCGCGGACCACGCTTCGAGGGCCTTCTCGGCGATCGTGGCGTGATAGAGCCGCCCGTCTGAGCACTTCTCGAAGCCGCGCAGCGCCTCGGCTCTGACCTTCTTCCAAGCCGGCCCGGCCCCGCTGTAGCGCGCGAGCAAGCGGTCGTCATCTGGCAGCGATGCGGCGGGCACCTGGTGCCAAGCGACGCACCACAGAAGAACTGCGGCCTTGAACTCGTCGCCGCTGGCCAGCGCCGCGAGATCTGAGTCGCGCAAGCGCAGCACATCGAGCGGCATGAAGGCGAAGTCGCGCAGGTCGACGTCGGGCGCGACCAGGGGTTCCGGTTGCGTCACAGTGGGATCCTCGAATCAAGATCCCAACTGCGCAGACGTTCGTTCCACAGAGGAGCTGGCGGCGGCTCAGCGATGGGACGCACGACGTTCCACGCGGGGCGTTCGTGCCAAATGGCCGCCGCTTCCGCCTGCTCAGCCAGGTCACGGAATGGCCACCATTCGATCTCGATGCGCACGATCTTCTCGAACCAGGACGCGTTGTGCTTGTGCTGGCCGAGCCGCTGCACCGCGCTGAGGCTGATCCCGACGTACAACAGCTGGCCGTCGGCATCGAAGTGCCGATACAGGGCAGTTCGTCGTTCGTTCGCCACCGCACCGACCGAATAGACCGTCGAGGAGCCCAATGCGGCGGTGCGAGAGCGTGTCGCTGGTTGGTGGCGGCGATTCACGACAATCCCCCGAATCCCGAGTCAGTCGGCTTCGATTCGCTCTGCATCGCGTCCATGGCCAGGATGCGCAGCGCCCAGACCTTCTCCGCGCTGATGCTCTCGTCGGTGACGTTCGTGACCTTCAAGCCGCAGGCCGCGAGCACCGCCGACAGTCGCTCGAGCTGCTCGGCCTTGAATACCGACAGCGTCGAGCCCGAGCAGCCGATCAGCTCGGCAACCCGCTCCTGGCTGACCCTGGCCAGCGCCTGCAGGATGAGCGTGTGGTTCTTGCGCGCCTGGCGCGCGATCGAGTCGTTCATGCGCGGCCTTCGGAGACTTTCGGCGGCCGAAATTGCGGCGCGCGGACTTCGTTGGCATTCGATCTGGGCGCCGATAGATTGCCCGGCATGGACAGATCACGACACGACGACTGGGCAGCGCACGCGGTGCGGCGCCTGCTGGTGAACGCCCTGCTCGCGCTGGCGTTCCAGTTCGAGCAGCTCGCACAAGCGGAGAGCGGGCGATGAACGCGAAGCGGGTGGAGTCCCCCGCCGTGGCAGGATTTGCCTTCCACAACTCGGCCTGCCACGGCAGGGACTCCCATGAACGACATCCAGGCGCAGCGCATCACAGAGGCCCTGAATCGACAGGCCGCGAAGCTGATCGCGGTCGAGGCCGCGCTGCAGGCGGTTCTGGAGTGCCTGCCTCAGGCGGCACGAACAGCGACTGCTTCTGCGCTGCGGCTGCGTGCGGCCAGCGCGATGCAAAGTCAAGCTCAGGGGCTGACTCCGGATATGGATCGGACGATGTCGCTGTCCCTCGCAGCATTGCTCGAAGCAGCCGGCGAGCCGCCGCGGCGATAGCCTTCGTGATCCGGCGCGCCTTGTACGGAGGCACCTCGTGAACGCGGTGCATGGCTCAGGCGGCTTTGGCGGTCGACTCGGGGACCATCTCCTCCAGCGTGACCTCGCCCTGCGTGAAGTCGCGGATCGCCTTCATCTTGGATACCGGCACGCCGTTCGATCGCCACTGCGATACCGCGGAGCGTGTCAGCCCGAAGTGCGAAGCGATGGCGGCGGCTCTGCCGTCCTCTTTGTCGAGCCAGGTGATGAAGTCCATGCCGAAAGTTTAGTTCATCCTAAACCCATTGGTCAAGGATGCTCTAAACCGGCGATGTTTAGCATTGCCTTACCAATGAATCACGACAGCCGACGCCGCAGATTCCTCGCGTGGTACGCGCGCGAGTACGGCAATCTGGCGAACGGCAAGCAGAAGTTCATCGAGGCGACGCGCGGCGGCGACGACAACAAGCCGCTGACCAAGGGCCGCATCTCGCAGCTGTTCGATCCCGAGCAGGCTTTCGGAGAGGCTGCGGCCAGGAGCCTGGCAAGGCGTCTGCAGCTGCCAGAGGACATATTCCTCGTCGACAGCGAGGCCACACTCGATCAGGAGTACGTGGACTTCGACGCGGAGCAGCGCGAGATCTGGGTCGACATGCTCGACATCCGCAACATCAACCCCGACACGTATGCAAACCTGAAGGCGCGGATCCATGCGATGGCTGAGGGCGCGCGCGCATCGGATGCTGTGCTCGGCGGCCACAGCAAGAACGGCTACGTCGATCCCGATCGCATCCGCCAGACGCTGGGCAAGCTCAAGTCCCCGGTCGTGCCGGATGCCGCGACCGGCAACGACAAATTCCGCGGTGGCACGTCGGACTTCGGCGAGCTCGACGCGCTCAGTTCGTCGCAGACATCGAAACAGAAGAAGGGAAAAAGGCGGTGAGACCCCCTTTCATCCTGATACCAGACAACCTGTCGAACGACACCATCGAGTGCCTGCAAACGCTTCTCGATGAGGCGAAGGCGGGCAAGGTGATCGGGCTCGCATTCGCCGCGGTATTGAAGCGCCGCGGCTACATCGTCAATACGGCCGGCGAGGCGCATCGCAACCCAACGTTCGCGCGGGGGATGTGCGCCGCGCTGGACGACGAACTCAGCACACGAATAAGGGGTGGATCGTCATGAAGAAGGTATTGCCCATGGTTCTCTTGCTGGCCGGCTGCGCCCACCCCACGATGTGGAGCAAGCCCGGCGGATCGGAACAGCAGTTCTATGCTGATCGGTACGAGTGCGAACAGCAGGCCGCGGGCAGTTATCCGTCAGCGCCGCAGCAAGTGATGACCAGCCCGGGCGTCTCGATGCCGCAGCAGCAAACGACACAGACGAACTGCCAGATGTACGGCAATCAGATGCAGTGCACCAGCCAGCCGACCGGCGCCAACACAGCGATCTACAACCGGCCGCCGCAGTACATGACGGTCGATGCGAATGCCGGCGGCCGCGCAAACGCCGCGCGCTCCTGCCTGATGGCAAAGGGCTACCGAGCGCAGTAGGCGCCCCGCCCCCGCAGAGCCCGCCGCGCGCGGGCTTTTTCACGCCTGCTCGATTCGTAGTTTAGATATCGCTTGACTTAGGTTTAGGTTCGGCTAAACTTCTCTTCACGCGCTGACGGTTTCAGCGCCTGGAGCCGCAAGTGAACTTCCCGACCCTGAACCTTGCCGAGCGCGATGCGCTGGAAGCCAGATTCAAGAAGCAAGCCCCGCGCAGATTCACGGCCGAGCCGCAGACGGGCTTCGACCTTCCGAACTGGGCGCAAGTCCTGACGGACATCCGCGAGGCCGACGAGGACGAGGCGCGCGCGATCGAGCGCAAGCGCGAGATCCTGGCCGAGGAGTACGCCGACCAGCTGGCCGACGAGCGGCGCGAGCGTATCGAGGCAGGGCTGTGATGAGCCGCGAAGGCCGCACCACGCTGCTGTTCCTTCTCGGGGCGGCCGCTGCGATCGCGCCCTGGCTGTACGTGCTGCACGGCCTCGCGGGGATGCTGCGATGAACAGCGCGCGCCAAGACCGCGACCCGCTGACGTTTCGCTACCCGCGCACGTTGCGCGAGGCCGAGCGCGACCCCTCGGACTGGTGGCAAGAGGCCGAAGCCGCCATCGCCGAAGAGGAGCACATCCGCGCGATGTTCGCCGAGCCGGAGCGCGAGTCGCGCTCGAACGTCTGGGCCAACCGGGCGCTGTACGCCTTAGCGGCGGTCGTCTTCTTCGCTTACTTCAAGGGGTGGATCTGATGAACGTCGCGATGACCGCGCGCGTGCTGCAAAACCTGCACGTCGACGATACCCTGCCGCTCGATCTGCTGGCGCAGTTGAAGCGGGTGACCTTTCTGCTGTCGTCGGCGCGGCTGGTGATCGCCGACCAAGATGCGCGCAATGCCGCCGGCGCCGCGGTGCGCGATGCGCAGGCCGTGATAACGCGGGCCGAAGCATGAACGCGCGCAGCGATCACCCGCTCGGCCTGATCCTCGACATGCCGGCCGATGAGTACCACTCGACGCACGCGATGAGCGCCGGCGGCCTCAAGCGTATGCGCCAGAGCCCGGCGCACTTCTTCGGCGTGCAGTTGGACCCAAATCGCCCGCCGCCAGGCGAACCGTCGCCCGCGCTGAAGAACGGCACGCTCGTGCATTGCGCGATCTTCGAACCGGACCAGCTTTCCAGCCGCTACCACGTCAAGCCGCCCGGGATTGACGGCCGCACCAAGGAAGGAAAGGCATGGGCTGAGCGTCACGCCGCATTCGAGCTCGTCGACGCTGCGCAGATGGCCGCGGCGCAAGCGCAAGCTGCTGCGCTGCGCCGGTTGCCCGAGATCGCGGCGCTGCTATCCGATGGATTCGGCGAGGCCTCGGCCTTCTGGATCGACGAGGCGACGGGCGAGCTGTGCAAGTGCCGGCCCGACTGGACCAGCCCAGCCGGGGATGGCGTGATCCTCGTCGACGGAAAGACGTGCCAGGACGCGAGCCCGGACGGGTTCAGCCGCGCGATCTGGAACTTCGACTACTGGCTGCAGGCCGCGTGGTACTCGGACGGCTACGAGCGCGCCACCGGCAAGCACGTGCACGGTTTCGTCTTCGCGGCCGTCGAGTCGTCATGGCCGCACGCGGCGGCCGCCTACATGCTCGGCGACGACGTGCTCGATCGCGCACGTACCGAGAACCGCCGCCTCCTCGACCTCTATGCCGAGTGCCGCCGCACGAACATTTGGCCCGGCTACCAGACCACGATCCAGCCGATCTCGCTGCCCGCTTGGGCGCGCTGACCCATCACCACCACGAGGGAAATTCCCAATGAGCGAAGTCATCGAGTCACCATTTGCCGCACGCACCGCCGTCGCGCCGCACGATAGCGCTGGCTCGCGCCAGAACCAGAGCCGCGAGATGGCCGAGACGCAGACCAAGTACCTCATGGCCGAGCGATTCCCGCGAGATGAAGTCGCGGCGATGGACCGAATCCTCAATGCGTTCTCACGGCCAACGCTCGCCGAGAAGGCCGGCTACCAGTTCGCGCGCGGCGGCACCGACATCACCGGGCCGAGCATCCGCGCAGCAGAGGCGATCGCGCAGCAGTGGGGCAACATGGACAGCGGCTGGCGCGAGCTGCAGCGCGGCCAGGACGCCACCGGCGTGCCGTTCTCCGAGGTCGAGGCATTCTGCGTCGACCTGCAAAGCCGCAACAGCAAGCGGCTGCAGTTCATCGTGCGCCACTGGCGCGACACCAAGAGCGGCGGCTACAAGCTGAAGGACGAGCGCGACATCTACGAGCTGTGCGCGAACCAGGCGCAGCGCCGGCTGCGCGCCTGCATCCTCGCGTCGGTCCCCGGCGATGTGACCGAGGCCGCGATGCAGCAGGCCGACGTGACCTTGAAGGCGAAGGCCGACACCAGTCCCGAGGCCATGCAGAAGATGGTCGAGGCGTTCAGCACCTTCGGCGTCACGCGGGAGTCCATCGAGAAGCGGATCCAGCGCCGGCTCGACGCCATCCAGCCCGCGCAGGTCGTCAGTCTGAAACGCATCTACGCCAGCCTGCGCGACGACATGAGCGCGCCGAAAGACTGGTTCGATATCGAGGCCGAAGCGCCTGCATCGAGCGGCCTCGAGGCCGTGAAGGCGGCGGCCGCAGCAAAGAAGCCCGCGCCGGCGAAGAGGGCCGCCGTCGACCAAGAAACAGGCGAGATCGGCCGCCCAGTGTTCGATGAGACCGCCTTCGCCAAGAGGCTTCAAGCATGCACCAACGTCGACATCCTCGACTTGGCCGCCGACGAGCTGCGCGACATCCCCGACGAGGCCATGCGCGCGCGCCTCACCGAGATCTACACAGCGCGCCGCAAAGCCATCGGCTGACTTCCCAGGCGCGCCGGGCTGGCGCTACCCCCCATGTCTCCCTCCACCTTGTTGGCCAGCCTGCACCGAGCAATCGGTCGCCTGATTTCTTTCCCCACCACCCGCCAGGAGCCCGAATGATCACCCTCTCGACCCCCGTGAAGCACAAGCTCACCGACCTGGGCGTGCTCTCCAGCAAGAACCGCAAGCCGGACGAGAACCCTGGCGCGCAGCTCTCGCTCGAGGCGACGCTGCCGCTCGACGTCGCCGAGCTGATGTTCCCCGGCGTGCGCCTCTTCTACGAAGCGAAGGCCGCCAAGCAAGGCGCGCTCGACGGCATGGCGCTCGAGCAACTCACGGCGCTGGGCGAGAAGGTCGGTTGGATCGTCTGGAACAAGGACCACTCCGCGCACACGGTGACGATCGACTTCGGCATCGGCGGCACGTCCAACCCAGTGATCAGCGATTGCCGGCTGCATCGCTTCCGCTTCCGGCCGGAGGAGGGGTCGATCTTCGTCAAGTACGTGGCCGAGTCGCCAGACGTGAGCGAGGCGCTGTTCGGCAAGCTAGCGAAGCTGAAGTCGTGCGACGTGCAGCTGCTGATCGCACCTCCGGAGATCTCGCAGCAGGAAATCGACGATCCGGTGAAGGCCGCGCCGACGCACAAGCCAGGCGCTGCGGAGCGCGCGGCCGCGGGCGTGAAGCCGACGGCGAAGCACAAGGAGCCGACGAAGGCCGAGGCGCGCAAGACGGCCGAGGAGGCGTTTGCCGGTGCTCCGGCTGCCAAGCTAAGCGCCGAGGCTGCGTGGCCATTTCCGAAGAACGGCCGCGCCGATGGATCGCCGCCGCCGCAGTCCGTGACGACCGAGAGCACCACGCGCAGCCCGGCCGGGTCGCGCACGGCGCGCGGGCGCGAGAAGACGGCCGCGGCGCTGGCCGCTGGCGCGAAAGCGTGAAAGGCCACCAATGAGCCGGGCGCCCTTGTTGACTCTCAGCCTGGCCGTGTCCGCGATGGCCGCGCTCAAAGAATTGCACCGTGTCTGCGAGGCAATGGACGCAGAGCGTGACGGAGATCGCCCAAGCGAGGACGTCTACCAAGCCGCGACGGCGCAGGCGGCGCGGGTACTCGCGAAGGCACCACCGCTACCGCATCCCCCAGCCCAAGTGGGTGAGCTGCCGCCGCTGCCTAAGCCCAAGTTCGAGGACATCGACTACGAAATATGGGGCCAGAACGCGAAGTGCGACGCCTACACCGCCGACCAAATGCGAACCTACGCCCGAGCCGCCCTCGCATCTGCTCGGCCCTCAGTACCGCAAGAGGCGCAGATTACGGCCGATCAGACCAAAGAACTGTTCCACAAGTATGGAACCGGTCGGCTGGAAGGATTTACCGCAGCACTTGCGCACGCTTTCGCTCTTGCCACCCCAGTACAGCCGCAACCCGCCCCCGAGGCCACGCAGCGCGAACTTCGCCTTGATGCCTATGCGCTCATTCGAGAGATCGATTCGGCCGGAAGTTGGTCCGACAGACGTATGCGGGACAGTTTTTGGCGCTGCGTGGATGCCTTACGAAATACGCTGACTGCCGCCCCCTCGGTTGACGGCCAGATGGCCCTGGATGCGCGACGGCTGGACGATTCGGCACCGCAATTCATTCCACTACGCGCCAAGGGCGTGCTTGATGGCGACAACAATCTCGATTGCTGGGACACGCCGCCATACGACCTAGCGGCGCAGCATGTCAACGAGTTGCAGGCAAAAGACCCGGCAGCCGCGTGGCGGTTGGATCAACTCTACGTCCTGGCTCATGGAACTGCTGCTCCAGAGTCGTCCCCGGATGCAAGACGGTGGCAATACTGGCGCGACAAGCGGTCGGTGACCATCGACGTTGCACTGCACGGAAACGGGTGCACGCCGCATTCAGCGGCTGAACTTGACGCAGCGGCCGACGCCGCCATGAACGCCGCGCTCCCTCCGTCTGTTCAACCCCCTGCTAGCCCTGGTTTGGGTGATTCGACCGAGCCTACTTCGGCGGTTTCGCGCGATCAATGAGCCTGCGTAACCACGCCATGCCGTATTCGTCCACCTTCGCCCATTGCGCCGGCTTGAGCCGCATTGCACGCAGTTCGAGCTTCTCTTCTGGCGGCGTCGGCGGCCTGCCTCGCGGTCGTTTCGGTTCGTCCATGTCGCCAAGTGTAGGCGAGTTTTGTTGTTCTACAAATAGTTCTTGCAATCGCTTGTTTGTTGTTCTACATTAAACACATCAACACGGGGCACAAACATGGCGAACATCAAGCACTTCAGCGACATCGGCGGCGTAGCGACTTTGCTCAAAGGCAGCTATGGGATGGACAACAAAGAGTTCGCGCTCCGGTTTCCTGGTGTCAAGGGACTGCGGTGCGATGGCTACACGATGTGGGTCGGCTACCCGCTCGAAGGCACCGGCGGCCAGATGCCGGTAACCCGCAAGATTGAGTACAAAGCCTTCCCGTCGCGGCACGAATGCAATGCGAAGTGCATGGGCGGAAAGATCAACGGCACATGCGAATGCCAGTGCGGCGGCAGGAATCACGGCGCGGGCATGTTCACGCAACTTCTGCGGGTGGCGGCATGAACGCGGCTCTTCTCGCAAAGGCCATTGGTAACAAAGCCAATGCGCTGATGGACGCGGCCTACGACTCGCAGGACGACATCCCACGCGAACGCTTCGCACTCATGCGCGATGTCGCCGAGCTAGCGCATTGCGCGCGCCGGATGGTCGAAGGCAAGTCCATCACGCGCGCTTTCGGTGCGCCGGGCGACTGGGGCTATGGAACACCCATCGGTGACGCGCTGGCGTCGCCGTCCGTCGCCGCATGTGAAGAGTGGCAACCAATCGAGACAGTGCCAAAGGACGGCAGCTACTTCCTTGCGTCGAACCACTGTGGAGTGTGGATTGCGCACTACGAGCCGCAGGCTGTGTCTGGCTACGTGTTCGATGACCCGGTGCGCTCGGTGATGTTGAACCACTGGCACATCGACAAGACAACGCGATACAACGCGGCCACCCATTGGGCGCCGCTGCCAGCGCCTCCGTCAACCGCGCCAGATGCCTCGCCCGAAGCGCCTGGGCCAAGTGAACAAACGCAGGGCGCGCATCCAGTCCTTCAGGCAGGAGAGCAAGCGTGAAGATCACTACAGGTGCTGTTTCCAAAGAGGATGCCCTGCGATTCGCTGACGAACTTGAGGCAGCTATCGGGCGCGTAGCCAGCGGGCAATTGAAGCCAGGGTTCATTCCTATGGAGCCCATCGCCCGGCTGATCCAGTTCGCACGCGATACCGCCGCCACTCCTGCTGCCCCCACTGGGGCCGCACCGAGCCCGGATTCTGTTGAACCTGTCGCCGCATGTGAGGCGGCCCTGCGCGAGTTGATCGAATCGAAGGACGCGCACGCGGCCGAGTGCGAGAAGTGGGCGAGAGAGAACCCGCCTCTGGCGTGGGGCGACCCGAGGGCAACGTTCAGTTCCGAAGGGCTGACGTGCAGGCCAGCGCCCGGCATCGACGCCGCTGTTGCGCGCATGAACGCGGCTTGGGACGCGGCCCGCGCAGCCATGCAGGAGACGCCGTGAGCGAGATTGCAAATCTCGACGCACACCCAAGCCGTGTATTGGCGGCCCTGACCCCGGCTAGCGCAATCTCTTGCCTCTCAGCGCTCGGCGGCACTATCACGAAGCCCGAGGCGTTCTCGCTGTCGCGACGCAAGGGCGGTGCGCAGGTTTGGCTACATTGCGGCCGGCTCACCGTGAACCTGAACCTTCAACTCAAGCACGAACCGGCGTCGTTTGCGGACGCGCGCGAATGGATTGGCACGCTTGAACGTCGCTTCGGCATTGAACTGCCAGAGCGTCCAAGGCGCAAATTGGGACGCGCCCGACTGCGATTGCTGCCAGGGCCTTCAAAGGCCGCGGCAGATCACGCCCCGCAACGCTCGGCCTCATTGCCCAAAGAATCGGGCGGCGCTGCTGATGGGAGCGAGAGGTAGCCACATGCTGACGGCGAAGCAAGTCGGCGAACTGCTCGGCATCAAGCCGCGCACGGTCTATGACATCGACCCCGAACTGCTGCCCCGGTACGAAATCGGCGGTGCGGTACGCTATGAGCAGTCCGACGTGACGGAGTACAAGGCGAAATGTCGATCCACCGCGACAAGGAACATGGTTGCTGGCGCTTTGAGTTCGACCGCGTCATTGAGGGCAAAGGGCGAGTCCGAGCTCGAAAGCGACTTCCGAAGAAATGGACTCGTGCCGAGGCTGACGCCTTTGACGGGGAAGAAACGCGGCGGCTCTACAAGCTCGCAACGGGCATTGAGAAGCCTGTCGCTGGTATCGAGCAAGCCGTAGCGCTCTACCTGCGCCACCAGCTTCCGAACCTCAAGAGCCGCGTCGGGATCGGCCACTACCTGGCGCTCACATACTGGGCCTACCGTGGCCGGCCGATCACCGCCCTGGCTGAGGTCTGCGCCGCGATCGAGGAGCAGTACGCGGGCGAGCTGGCGCCGGCCACGATCCGCAACCGCATCCGCTACCTCACCGCCGCGTGCCGGTGGGCATGGAAGAAGCGCCACATCTGCGAGCACGATCCGGCCGCTCGGGGCACGGGGCCAGCGGACAGCAACGAGCGGCAGGTCTACACCGACCGCGCGTTCATGCTGCTGATTGCGCAGGCGGCGCCGTGCCGAGAGACGCGGGCCATGATCCGCATCGGCTTCTACTCGGGCATGCGCGTGGCTGAGATCCGCCGCGCGACGGTCGATGGCGGAGTGTTCAAGCTGCCGGACACAAAGAACGGCGACCCGCGTTGGGTGCCGATCCATCCGCGCATTCGCTGCTGCGTCGGCTACCTGCCGTTCACGTCTGCCAGGTCGACGCTGGACAAGCGCTGGGCGCTCGCGCGCGACGCTGTCGGCATGGGCCATCTGCACTTTCACGACCTGCGCCACAGCACTGCGAGCGAGATGATCAACGGCGGCGTCGACCTGTACACGGTGGGCGCTGTGCTGGGTCACAAGTCGGCGCAATCGACCAGGCGCTATGCACACCTGGCTACGACGGCGCTTGAGGCCGCGCTCGGCAAAGTTGGGCAGAAAACTCCCCCACCGATGATTCGCAACGCTGCGTGAAATCGGGCCGTAGCCCGCGTGGTGCCTCGGGTCGGACTTGAACCGACACGCCTTGCGGCAACGGATTTTGAGTCTTGCGCGCGCTCCCCGCACCAGCCGCGTAGCAGGGAGAGATTGGCGCGCGGATTCGGCGAATCAGGCCTGGAAAGCGCCCAGTCGGTCAAAAAACTCCCCCACCCGGCGGCCCTCAGAGCATCAACTAGCCAGTTCTGGCTACCCTGGCATCAACCGACCGTTGATCGACTCACGGCGGCCCGTCTGGCGCGTTGGCGATAGCCTACCGAAGTGCCAGCACCGTGCGAAGACTCTCGGCGATCGCCTCGACCTGGCGCAACGCGTCTTGCAGCGCGTCCGTGAGCGCGGCGTTGTGCCTTTCCAGCACGCCGAGGTCGGCCAGCGGCACGAGCCTCTCTCCAGTGCGAGGATCAATGTGGCAGATCAGGCCGCGGTCTGACATGCCGCCGCCGCTGCGCGCTGATCCTCGACGTACGAAGCCAGTCCGCCGAGCCGCACGCCCTCGTAGATCGCGTCGGCCTTCCAGCGCTCGCACCCGAGCTCGAGCATGGCCTCGAAGAGCATGTTGTCTGCTGCCCCCTTGCCGACGCCCAGCGTCGCGTAGGCGGCGTCGTGGAACACCGCGGCGACGCGGTACAGCCCGGTGAACGGCGAGCCGAGCAAGCCCCAGAACTCGGGCGGGATGCTGGCACCGTCGGTGACGAAGCCCGCGGGCACCTTCCAGGCGCGGCCGTCCGGGTCGGTGTACGTCAGTTCGTCCAGCACGATCATGTGCCGGCCATCATCGACCCACTGCGTGCGCACCGGCCCGCTGAACGGCACAGCGGCGCCCCTACTTCGGCGCCGAGGCCGCGATCGCGGCCGGGCTGACGACGAGCGTCGAGGCCGTCTGCACCTTCGCGCATAGCGCATCGGCATCGGCCACCGGGTTCGTGAGCGCCAGCGGCCCGTAGGTCACGATGAACGTGGCCTTGCCGTCGAGCGAGCAGCTGATGCGGTGGTCGAGTCCGGGGTTCGTGGCGCAACCGGTCAGCGCCAGCGCGACAAGGGGAAAGAGGGTGGCGGCGTTCTTCATGGTGGGGCTTTCGTGGTGGTGATCTATGCGAGCGCCGTTGTCCCGGCCTTCCAGAACGCCAGGCGCTCCGGGTAGCCGTTGCTGTCGCCCTCGACCTCGGTCTTGTGGCCGCGGTTGATCTCGTCGCAGCAGCCGTCGAAGTCGCCGGCGTCGGCCAGCTCGTTGCAGCCGTGCTCGGCCCAGAACCAGGCGGCGCTGTAGGCGGCCCAGCGCGGCAGCTCGAGCAGCACCGGCGACTGTTCGAAGTCCGGCACGCTGGACAGGTACTTGCGCAGCCCGTCGCGCACGCCGATGTAGTTACCGTGGCCGGTGATCTGGATCAGGCCGCGACCGAGGAAGCGGTACCCGTCGCCCGGGCGAAGGTTGCCCAAGTCCTTGCGGCCTTCGTAGCGCAGCTGCACCGGCGTCGGGCCCCAGGTCTCACGCACCAAGCGCAGGCGGGCGGACTCGTGCCCGACGTTGGCCAGGAACGCCGCTCTGCGCGCCGGCGTGTTGATCTTGAACAGATCCATCGCCGAGGTGATCGGCGCGAGCCACGTGCGCGCGAGCTGGAACGATGCGCCGGTGCACGCGGCGAGCTGCTCGGCGGTGATCATCGCGACTCGTCCAGCAAATCGGCCCAGTCGGTCGTTCGCCGAGCCGGATGATGGTCGCGCGCCTTGCGCCGCAGGTAGCCGATGATCACCAGCGCCAGGCCGGCGTTGATCAGCAGCAGCCCGTTGCCCATGCCCTGCACGCTGGAAGGCTTGAGGCCGGCGAACAGCAGCAGCGCGATCGAGCCGAAGCCCAGCGCCATCGGGATCAGGCCGGCCTTGATGATCAGCCCGTCATGGAACCTGGGCGACAGGATCATCCAAATCAGCACGAGCGAGATCAGCCCGCAGGCGAAGGAGTTGATCAGCGACAGAACGATGTTGATCATGGCCGGCTCCCGAAGATCGCACTGAGCAGCACGCCGATCCGCTCGGAGACGATCTTGGCCAACTGGGTCTCCTTGACCGCCTGCAGCAGCGCGGCGATCAGCGACATGCCGAGCAAGCCGCAAACGAACGCCGCGCCGCTCGCATAGGCCGCTGACGTCATATGCAGCCACTCGACCAGCGCCGGCGTGACGAAGCCGGCCGCGGCCGAGCCGGCGAAGATGCTGAAGATGCGCTCCGGCCACGCTGCACCCGGCATGAACCTGACGGCGGTGATGAGCGCGCCTATCGCGCCGATCGCGAATGGGCTGCGCGCAACGTCTCCGATGCGCTCGGGGTCGAGGTCCATTACTTCGAGTACTCCCAGACATAGACCACGCCAGATCCACCAGCAGCGCCGCCGCTGGTGCCGCCTGATGCGCCGCCGCCGGTATTGGCGTCACCCGCCTGCGCCGCGCCGTCGCCGCTGCCGCCGCCCACATTGCCGCGCGCGCCGCCGCCGTGCAGCGCGGAGCCGCCGCCGTCGCCGAACAGGGACAGGCCGCCGGTCTGCGCGCCCCAGCCGCCGCCCTTGCCGCGCAGGTTGATGTCGCCACCGGTACCGACGCCACCGAGGCCGCCCTTCGTCACGCCGCCAGCAGTGCCGCCAGAAGCCGCGCACCAGGCGCCGAAGCTCGACGTGCCTCCCGTGGCGCCGATCGCGCCGCCGGCGCCCACCGTGACGGCCTCAGTCGCGCCAGGCGCCGCGATCAGCATGCGGCTGCTACCACCGCCGCCACCGCCGCCGGAAGCGACCACAGAGGCATTGCTGCCGCCACCGCCGCCCGACAGCTCGACGAACACCGAACCCACGTCGGTGCCCTTCGTCCATGTCCCGCTGGCCAGGAACGGCGTGATGCGCAGCAGCTGCGTGCCCACCGTCTTGGCGACGATCTCGGCGAGGGCCGCCTGCACGTCGGTGGCCGCCAGCCCGCTGATTGCAGCGACCGTCACCGAGTCGGCCGGCGGCGCGTTCGCACGATCCGCGATCTGATCGAGCGCGGACTCGACCTCATCGGCCGTCAGCCAGGTCGCGGCCGATGAGGTCGTGTACGGGATGCCGCTCGCGTCCAGCACCACGATGCCGGTCAGCCCGTTGATCGACACCACCGTGCCGGTCGTGAGCGCCGCGGCGCCGACGTTGTTCCATGTGTTGACCGGCACACCCAGAAGGTCGAACAGCACGAAGGTGTAGAGCACGTCCGGGTCGAGGTACAGCGTGCATCGTCCATCGTCGTCGAGCACGATCGGATTCGTGTTCACGTCCGGGAAGCCGCCCGGGTCGAAGTAGGTGTCGTGCGGCGTCGTTGTGCCGCTCAGATAGGCCTGCAGCGTGTAGCCGGCTGCGACCTTCGCCACGCCGTCGACGGCAGGGGCGAAGAACTGCGAATTGAAGACTGAAGGGAGGTTCGCGCTCATAATTGGCCCATGTCGATGTTCTGGGTGATGCTGATCAAGACCGTGCTCGCGGTCGTCGTCTTCGGAACGGCGTTGGCGGTCTCGCGCTTGGTCATGAAGATTCCGATGCCCGGCTGGCTGAAGCGAGCGCTAGTTCGCCCGATTGGCGCCGCGGGACGTGCCCGCGTTCGCGAGGGCCGGCGCGGCCCGCTGTAGCAGCTGTTGCAGCTGTCCGGGCGGCAATCGCATATCCGAGGCCTTGGCGCGCGCTAGAAAGTCAAGCGCCTTCGCCGGGTCGAGCAGCGCCTCGGACAGTTCCTTCTGGATCCGCGCGTCGAACGTCTTCATGGCGAACGACGGCACTCGCTGCAGCGCCTCGGAGATCGCGTTGGTCGCGAGGCTGTCTGGCAACCCGAGCGGCCCCGCGATCTGCCGCACCATGTTCTGCGATGCCAGCATCTTCGCGGTCTGCGAGCCGGCGCCGTTCGCTGCGTTGCCCAGGTTGGCCAGGATCTCCAACTCGTTGCGCACGCCGCCGATCTTCGCCATCTGATCGGGCGTCATCAGGTCCGCAAGTTCCTTGTACTGGCGCTGCCCGGTCGCGGTCTTGAGAAGCTGGCCCTCGTCGTTCAGTGCGGTCGAGAACTTGTTGGCTTGCAGCGGCTGGTTGCCGCTGAAATCGCGGATCGCGCCGGTCGTCTTGTCGAGCAGCCGCTGCGCGACGTCGGCCTGATTTACCGGGACCGAGTTCTGCGCGAACTCCGCGTTTGCCTTCGAGAAGCCGGGCGAGAGCTGCTCGAGCGTGAGGTTCAAGTCGCGCGCCGTCTGCGTCATCGCGCGGAACTCGTTCGAACCCGGGATCGCCTTGCCGATCCTGTCGTCGAGCGCCTGCTTCAGGAACTGCAGGCCCTGCACGCTGGTGTTGTCGCCGATGTTCAGGCCTTGCTCGGCCGCCAGCGATTGCGCATCGGCCTGTGCCGCCTTGATGCTCGGCCGCGAGAGCAGCGCCTCGATCTGCGGACGCATCGATTCCGCGACTGCTGGATCGATTCCGGCCTGCTCGGCCGCGCCGTAGGAGGTCTTCGCCGCGGCGGAGCGCGTGGCGCGCGCCGGCGCGCCGATATCTGCGATGCCCTGCAGCGTCTGCAGCCGCGCCGCGTTGTTGGCCTGCCCACGTGCTGCAAAGGCTGCCGCGGCGTCCGGGTCCATGGTGCTCAGCGCGCGCTGCAGCGTCGCGATGCCGGGGTCGCTTGCGGCCTCCGCGAGAGTCGGAACCGCACCGGTGACGGTCGGCGCACCGCTGGCGCTTGCCACCGCTGCCGGGTCGGTCGTGAACTGCTGAATAGCGCGGCCGGCGATGCGCTGGCGCCCCGCCTGCGTGACCGGCTCGACAAGCCCCTTCACGATGCCTTTGCCAACGTTGTAGACGACCGGTGCGGCCGCGCCCAGCGCTCCGCCCGCAGCCCCTGCTGCGGCCCCCAGGGAACGATCGCCGACGCCGCCCTCGGTGGTAGCCGCTCCGGTGAGCGCGCCGGCAGTGACGGCGCCTGGCAGCGTCGCTGGCGTGAAGGGGACAGCGAGCAACGCTGGCGCCACTTGACCGACGACCTTTCCGACCTGCGCCGCTCCGGTATTCATCAACGGCGCGTCGGTCTGTGCGGCCTCCGCGGCTGTGGACGGCAAGCCAGGGAGCCCGAGCTTCTCCATCAACTTGCCGCCACCGACGGCGCGCAGGACGCTTTGCATGCCGGCCCCGAGCCCCGCGCGGAAGCGCTCGCCCTCGTCCATGTCGTTGACCGGGTTCAATGCCGCGCGCTGCGTGTCGTAGTCGATGCGCTTGACGAACTGTCCCATCGGAATATCCGGATAGAACTTCTGCCGGATGCCGCTGAGCAGCTGGTCGTCGTTCAGGTCCGAGTACATCGGGAACTGCGAGCGAATGGCCGACAGCTTGATCTGCGGCGGTGCGGCCGACGCCGCGGGCGCGCCGCCGGTGATCAGGTCGCTCAGCGAGAGGTTCGAGACTGCGTCTCCCATGGCTACCTCCGCAGGCCAAGAGGATCAGCAGCGCCCGCTGCACCAGCGCCCCCAGGGGCCTGCGGCGCGATCGCGTCCAGCTGTGCGCGCGCGGCCGGCGACAGGTACTTCGTGCGGAAGTCCGTGCGACCGTTCGTGCCGGCCAGGTACTGCTGCTCGAGGCCCTGCAGCTTGCCGGCCATCAGCGGCTTGATGACCTTGCCGATCACCTCCGCGAACTGCTGCGGCGACGATGCCGAATTAATCGCTTGAGCCGACGTTTCCCGGTCGCCGAGCGTCGCACCACCGGCCGCCACGACGTTGGCCACCTCGCCCATCACCAGCTGGCGGGCTGCGGCCAAGTTCGTCGGCGCCGTCTGGCCCGTCTGGGTCTGGTACAGGTTCGACAGCTTGTTGATCAGCGGGTAGTCGCCATTGCCCATCGCCTTCGTGAGCTCGGACAGCGTGTCGAGGTGCGTCAGTGCCACGTTGTTGGAGCGCACCGCGTTGCCCAACGGCCCGTTCGCCATCGACCCGATCGTCTTGTTGACGCCGTTGAAGTCGGCCTGGCTGTAAGAAGGGTTCTGCTGCAGGACCTGCGCCATGACGGTGGCGCGCATCGGCAGCGGCACGCGCGTCAGCGCCGCGCTTTCTGGGATCTGGTAGTTCGCGATCCCGCTGATCAGTGGCGCCATGCCGCCGGCGGCGCTCGCGTCGAAGTTGCCGTTGGCGTCCAGCCCATTGATCTTGTAGTCCTTGGCGATGTTGGCGCGCGTGTTGTACATCGAGGCGCCGGCGCCGATGTTGGCCCCCTGGATGTGGGCGGCATTGGTGGCGGCGTTGTTCGCCGTCGACGTGGCCGCGTTCAGCTTGGCATTCGCATCGGGCGTGGTCAGCGCCGTCTGGTCCTTCGGACTCATCAGCGACTGGATGATCCGGTCCTTGGCGTCCTGGAAGCCCTTCGGGTTGATGTTGCTGTCCGGGAACTGCTGGATCATCTGGTTGGCGTCGGCCTGCGACAGCTTGCCCATCTGCACGCCGTTGGCCAGAAACTGCTTCACGTCGTTCGTGTTCGCGAAGGTGGGGATGGCCTGCAGGTAGATCTGCCGGTTCTCGTTCTGGCTCTTGGATGTCGTCGCGCCCGCGTCGGCATAGGCCTTCGTCGCGTCCGCGGTGGTCTTCACCCGGTTCTGCATCGACGTGTCGAGCTTGTCAGCCTCGTCGTAGAAGCCGGCGTTGCGCAGCGCCGCCAAGCGATCGAGGTCCGTCGATCCGGCCGGCAGGTTCCGACTCAGCGCCAGCAGCTGATTCGAGCGGTCGAGGTTGCGCTGCGCGATCTGGTAGTTCAGCGCGCCGGTCTGGTTCTGCTGCTGTACGCCCTGCAGCTGCGCTGCCTGCATGTCGTAGTCCGCCACCGACTTCGGCGGCTGCAGCAGGCCCGAGAAGATCGAGACATCAGCGGTTGCCATGATCAGTGCTTCCTCGTCTTGCCCGCGGCGTGCGCCTTGATGCGCTCGCGCATCTCGTTGAGCAGCGCCTGGCCGCGTTCGTTGTCGCCATCGCCGAGTGCGGTCACCGAGTCGGCGTCGAACATGTGCTCGCCGTTGCTGGCCATCACCGGCACGACGTCATCCTTCGGTCCGCCCGGGCCGCGCACCGCGCCGCCGCCGGCGAGCTGCTCGGGCTGCATCCGACCCGCGGTGATGCCGCCCGGGTTCATCACTGGGTTCGTGGGCAGCGCGGCGATGCCGCCGGCCTGGGCCTGCGCGTGCGCAGCGTCGAGCGCGGCCAGGATCGCCTCGCGGCTCATCCCGCCGCCGGTGCCACCAGCGGGTGGCGCTGCGCGCGTGCCGACGCGTGGCTCCGATCGCACCGGGCCGCCGTCGGCGAGGTACTGGCCCATGTCCTGGTTGCCGAACGCTGTGCCGGTGCCAAAACCGGCTGTGCCGCCACCGGTGGACTGCCAGGTGCCTGGCGCCACGGCCTGGTTGTTCATGCGCCCGTAGGCGCTCACGCCCTGGTTGATCAGCCCGCTCCAGATGTTGCCCTGCGCCAGGTCAGCCGCGGCCGCTGAGTTGCCGGCGCCGATCGTGTTGGCCCCGACGTTGTTGGCGTAGTTCTGGCCGGCGGCGCTCGTGTTGTTGGCGGACGCCTGGCCGAGCCCGGTGAGCTGCATCAACTGGCTGAACTGCTGGCCCTTCGCGGCCTGGTCGCGCTGGAATGCGTCGCCCAGCTTCGAGGTGGCGTAGTTCGTGCCGAACTCGTCAGCAGCCTTCAGCGCCGCACCCGACACGCTGCGCCCGCGCGCCGCGAGCGAGTTCTCCAGCGCCTTCTGGCCTTGCTGCAGGCCGAACTGATAGCCAGGCTCGCTCAGCAGCGCCTGCGGGTCGTAGCCCGTATTCAGGCCCGGCAGCTTCTGCTGCAGCGTCGTCAGCGCATCGGTACCGGCGCCGTAGAACGGCGCATTGCGCTGGACGGTCGCGCCCAGGTTCGCCTGCTGGACGGCGTTGGCCTGATTCGCTGCGTCTTCCTGCGCTCCGGCGGCCTTGTTGGCGGAATACGCGGTTCCTGCAGCCCCGACGGCTGCTGCGGCTACTGCCCAGGGCATGGCGCTTCTCCTTTGTGGTTGGCGGCCGATGTCCATCGGACACCGCCGCATATCTGAGAGACATTGCTCTGCGTCACGCCGAAGTCGCGTGCGACGATCCGCTGGAATTCACCGGCACGGACGCGTCGACGGATCTCGGAAACCTTCGCCTCGGTGAGCTTCGCGTTGTGGCTTCGCTCGCCGGCAGTCGACTCACGACCGAGCGCGAATGAGTGCGCGCGGTTGGCCGAAGGCGTGCAGTACTCGAGGTTCACGGCGGCGTTGTTCGGCTTTTCAGCGTCGACGTGGTTGACCTGCATTCCTTCGGGCCGCGGCCCAATGAACGCGGCGGCAACAAGGCGGTGCACTGCGTGCGTTTTCTGCTCGCCGCCCCTATAGAGCCCGACCGTCAGATAGCCGTTCGAGCCTCGGGATACCTTCAGGACGCGAGAGCGATTCCCTCTGACCGAGCGCACCCGCCCTCGATCTGAGACCTCGTAGAGGCCCTCGTACCCAGCAACCATCTTCCAGAGTTCCATGCTCAGCCCTTATCGGTCTTGATGCAGCAAATGAGCGTGATGCGGTCGTGCGGCGTGTCGTTCGTCACCCAGTGCTCGAACGAGTTGTCGAAGGTGTAGGTGTCACCCGGCAGCGCCTCGAGGCTCTCGCCCTCGAAGCAGAAGAGCTGGCCCGGTGCGCTTTGCACCTGGACCGCGAATTTCTCGTAGTAGCGCGCGTGCCAGCCGTCGTCCCGGTGCGGCTTGCACTGCTTGCCGGCGCGGATGCGCGTGATCAGGATGCCGCCCAGGCGCTCGCCGCGCACGAAGTGCATCAGCGGGTAGACGATCTCGCGCACCGGCAGCACCGCGGCGGCCGGGTACCAGACCGCTTCGTGCGGGCCTGGCTCCTCGGGCGTTGCCGAGTAGCGGACCCAGATGTCGTCGACCTGGCTGTGCGGCGAGCTCGCATCCTTCGTGCGCTGCGTGTCGGCGTTCCACAGCTGCGGGTTTGCCTGCAGCGCCCACAGCAAGGGCGTCACGTTGACGCCGCCGGCGATCTTGCGGATCTTGCTCATGCGATCAGCACCTGGTCGACCTTGCCGGGATCGGTCTCGTCGGTGATGTGCGAGCAGTACCACTCGACGTCGGTTACCGCGATCACCTCGTGCGCGATGCCCGCGACGATCAGAAGCGTCTTCGGTGCCTCGTATCGGTTCCACGTGAAGCCGCCGTCGATCGAGACCGCGGCAGTGCCCTTGATCAGGTGCGAGGCGTGGTCGTACGCGTGCACGTGCTGCTTCAGGTGCATGCCCGCGCCGATGCGCGAGAGCTTGTTGTACAAGCCCGGCAGGAAGTGGTGTTCGATGTGCATGTCAGTGGCCTGCGTCTGCCTTGAACTGCGCCCAGGTCTTGCCGGCGCCAGCGTTGTAGAGGTAGGTTTTCTCGGCAGACGTCAGCGCCTTGTTCACGAAGAACGCCTCGTTGACCTGCATCGTCATTGCGCGCGAGGTGTCTACGACGGACCCGTTGTTGGCGCCCTGCCCCGTCGAGAAATTGGCATTGCCGGCGAACAGGGTGCTGGACCACGATGTAGGCGTGCTCGTGGTGCCGTTGACCGTGACCCTGATCTGGCTGTTGGTGTGGTCGTAGTCCGCGATGACCAGATACCAAGTCGTCGACAGAGTTGCCGCCGCAGCCGCCGTTGTCGATGTCGTCGTCAGGCTGGTGCCGTTGGACGAAACCGCGAATAGCCACAGCGGCGTCGAACTGTCTCGGTTGAGATAGATGCCGTACGAATAGTTGGTGCTGCCGCTGACGATCGGCAGGCGCCCCATGACCGTCGAGCCGAGTCCGCCACTAAAAGTTGTGTAGCCCGTGACCTTGACCCACGCGCCAAACGAGAAGTCCGTCGACCCGCTCTTGTCCAGGTTGGTGTTAGAGCGCGCAAGCCAGACGTCATTCGCCGAACTCGGGATGCCCAACCATCCATTGAGAAACGCCGGGCTGTTCGCATACCACGAGCTCGTGTTGAACCCGCCCACCGTCGTCATGTTGTTCGAGGCAAAGCTATCGAGCACCGTCGTGCTCGCAGCGTTGTCGTCCATCGCCCACCACGAGACGAGGTTGTTGTAGATGGACGCAGCCTCCGGCACGACGGTGCTGCCGAACGCATACGGGTTGATGACGAACTGCGCGCTGCCGATCTGCGGGATGAGAAGCGCGAGCGCGAAGACGCCCCTCTGGAACAGCCCGCGCACGCAGGTTGGAATCCTCATGGCTTCGTCCCGATCAGCGCAACCTTCAATCCGGCCGCGCCGCTGGTGCCGACGGTGTCGATCGTGATCGTGATCTCGTCGTCGTCGGCGATGGCGGTTGTGCTCAGCACCGAAGGCGTCGCGGCGGTCTGCGTCGTCTTCTCGGTGTTGTCGAACGTCGGCGTGGTGCTGAAGACGGTGGTGCCGTTCTTCTTCACATTGAAGGTCAGCAGCGAGCCCGCCGACTGGGCCGTGGTCAGCGAGCCGCGAACGCTGGACAGCGTGAAGGCGTACGGCGCGCGGAAGGTGACCTTCGTTCCGGTCGTAAGGGCCGTGCTCTCGTCGCTCGCGGCAACCTGGATCAGGACGGGCGTCGCCTGCGACGTGAGCGCGAGCGTGCCGGTCGTCGCTGGCAGCGTGAGCGTGACCGAGCCGAGCGCGCCGGTCGTCGATTGCAGTGTGATCGTGCCGCTCGTGGCGTTCGCGAGAACGACCTTGCCGACGGAAGTGCCGGCGACGCCAAGATTGAGCGCGCTGGTGCCGTCCGTCGTGATGCCGGCTACCACCTTCGTGTCGACCGTGCCGGCGCCGAGCACGACGGAATTGGCGGTCAGGTTGCCACCTGTATTCGTGACCGTGCCACCGGTCGAGGACAGCGATCCAGCCGACAGAGTGAGCCCGGTCCCGATGCTGATCTCTTCGGCGGCGCCGCTCGACGCTGTGGTGCGCCCAAGCAGCCGCGCCGTCGCCATCGTCATGCCGGCGCTGGTGTAGCCACCGGTCAGCTGCGAGCCGGCGATGCTCTTGTTGGTCAGCGTGTCGGTCGTATCGCGGCCGACCAGAGTGGTCGTCGCGCCAGGCAGCGTGATCGTCGAAGTGCCAGCCGTTGACGGCGCGGCCAGCGTGGCCGTGCCCGAGCTCGCGCCCGTGAACGACACGCCGGCGCCGCCCACGAGCAGATGCATGCCGGTCGAGTCCCACTCGACCGAGTCGACGCGCGTCGTGCTGCCGGCCGCGGTGAGCCCGAAGCCGAACTTGCCCGGGCGGCTCGAGCTCGTCCAGTCGGCGGTGGACTTGAAGTAGAACGAGGCTGCGCTATCGACATTGGTGCCGCTGCTGTCCCGCCCCCGCATGCCGAACGACATGAAGGTCATGTTGTTCAGCGTGGCAGTCGGCGACGCCTGCGAGCCTCCCATGCGGGTGAAGTGGAAGTTGCCGCCGTAGACGCCTGTCGGGCTCCCGTAAGCCGACCAGCGCATGAACTGGATGCCGAGGCCTGTACCTCCCGCTTCAAGCGACGGATCGGAGACCAGCTCGATCAGGTGGTCGTCGTCGCTCGGCGGGGTATTCGCGTTGCGGACGGCGCCAGTGCCGAGCAGGATGCGCTGCATCGACAGCGTCTTGACCGACGAGTCGTACTCGAACCCGGCCGTCGCGCCGAACGCGCCCGAGTTGTTGTACTGGACCTGCTTGTTGGAGCCCGCGACGGCCCCTCCTGCCGGAGTAGCCCAGGTGCCATCACCGCGCCAGAAGGTCGTCGAGCTGGCCGACGTGCCGCTGTTCAGGTGCGAGACCGCCAGGTTGCCAGTGACGCCGGTCGACAGGGGCAAGCCGGTGGCATTCGTCAGCACCAGTGCCGAGGGCGTGCCGAGGGCTGGGGTCGTCAGCGTCGGCGAAGTGCCGAACACCAGCGCGCCAGAGCCGGTCTCGTCGGTGATTGCCGCGGCGAGGTTCGCGCTGGAAGGCGTCCCGAGCCATGCAGCGATGCCGCTGCCGAACGATGTGATCCCGGTGCCGCCATTGGCCACCGGTAGCGTCGTCGAGCGCACGTAGGTCAGGATCTGCGACGGCAGGATCTTGGCATTGGCGCCGCTCTGCACGCCTGCCAGGTACTCACTTCCGGTGAGCGCGCTCGCGGTTGGCAGTGCGCTGATCTTCGTTTGAGCCAGCGTCTGGCCGACCAGCAGCAGCGACATCGCGCAGGCGACGACTCGCTTAATAGGCATGTTCATGTTCTTCATTCCTTCGCCAACGGCGTGGTCCCGTCTTCCATCACGATCACGCCGCTGTCGTCCTCGAGCTCGAAGCCCTCGGCCGTGATCTCTTCTTCCATCAGCAGTTGAATGAAGCCTTCGAGCGCGTTCATGCGCGAGCCTTCGACAAGGTCACGTCCCAGGCGGTAGCGTTGTTTCGCGTGGCCAGGCCCATGAGGTCGACCGCACCGTTGACCGTTGAAACAGCCACAGGCAAACCGCCTCGCCACTTGAAGGACGCGGGATAGGCGAACGTGTATGGACCGGCGCCCTGCGTGATCCAGAGCAACTTGCTGGCACCCTTGCCGGCGCCCGGAGGATTCGAGAACGTCAGCGACGTGATGTTCTCGGTCAGGGTCAGTTGGAAGTAGTCACCGAGCGAGCAATCGATGTCGACGACTCCAGCGGCACTGGTCAACGTGGTGACGTCATTTCCGCCCGACACCGCACCAAGCGACGCGATCAGCGCCTGCTTGACCACGCCGCCCTGAATGATCGGAACCGTGTCGGAGCTGGCCGGGGCAACGACGGGATAGGAGGTTCCAGAGCCGATGAATGACATGGTTCAGGCGTCCGTGAAGATCAGACCGGCGTCGTCGAGCAGCAGCCGGCCCTGGTCATCGCACAGCAGCGATGACAGGGGCAGCCCTGGCGGCGGGATCTCAGGCAGCGCACCCCAGAACGGCGCAGCGCCCGGCCCGCCGTCGTAGAGCACGTCGCCCAGCTTCTTGCCGGCCAGACGCTGCAACGTGTTCGCGCCGCTTGGGAAAACCGTGCCGCCGTACTCGAAGGCCGGCTGCGCGTCGAATGAGATCCCGGCACCCGCCGGGCCGCTCGGGACCGTCGCCTTCGACAGCTGCTCGAGCGCGCGGTACCAGGGCTGCGACATGTAGACCGGCACGTCCTGGCCATCCGGGCTGCGGAACGAGCCGACCGCGACGCGCTGCGGCTGGATGTTGAAGATGCCGGCCATCAGGCGACTCCCTGAATCGCGGCGCCAACCCACTGCAGCGGCGCGTCGTCGGTGAACCGGAAGTGCCAGGCCCGATCGGTCGACGAGCCATTGCGCAGGAAGCGCACCGGCTGCTGGTACTCGCCGACCGCGCCGATGCTCGTGCGGTTCCAGTCCTCCCAGCTCCGCGCGCCGTTGTCCGAGTAGCGCATTAGCATCTCGCACGCGCTGCCGTCGGGCTTGCCGGCGCCGGTCTGGACGTCTAGTCGCACCTCGCCGAACTTGATGCGCTTCTGTGATGGTTGCGCGTAGTGCGGGGTGACCCGGTCGCGCACCAGGATGTCGCCGGCGTTGTTGTTCGTCGCCGGGTTCCAGACGTACAGGCGTCCCGCGCCATCGCCCACGATGTGCTTGCCGTAGCAGTAGGCGTGGTGCGTGACGCGGCTCGGCTTGTACCAGCCGGTCGCGAGGTCGAGCTCGGCGCGATCGTGCCACTGGCCCGAGGCGACGTCATAGCCGAGCGTCGTGTCGAGGCCGGGAACCGTCAGGAGGTAGAACGAGCGGCCGTTCTGCTGGTACGCGAGCGCGATCGACTTCGTCACGTCGGCGCCCGACTCGATCACGCGCTGGATCTTCTGCTCGATGGCCTGGTTGGAGATGCGCTGCGGCTGGTAGCCCTGTGCGCGCCAGACCATGCCGCCGCCTTGTTGGTCGCGACCGAGCCAGTAGAGCGTGTTGTCCAGCGCGCGCACGCTGAAGGCAGCGACGGTGCCGGTCTGCATGATCGCGCCGCGGTTCTGCTCGAACGGGAAGTCGGCCACGCCGTTGACCGTCGTCCCGCCGGTGAGCGTCCAGGGTTCCACGCTGGCCGAGCCGAAGAGCCACGCCTCGCCGTGGTCCGCGACGGGGCAGATGATGTTGTCGGGCGAGCTGGGCGCCTGCGCGAAGTCGAGAGGATCCTCGCTGGTGGCGTCCTCGATCGCGCTGATGTACCAGTTCTGCGTGTTGGGCTGGCTGAACAGGAAGAAGCCGCCGGCATAGCCGGTGCGTGTGGACCCGAGCCAGCCGCTGTTGACGATGCGCGTGAAGGTCATCGTCTGCAGGTCGTAGACGTAACCGTTCGGGCCGTCGGTGACCACCAGCTGGTTCGCGCCGATGCACATGTCGACCCAGCCATTGCGGCTGTTCAGCGTGCCGCGCAGGGTGCGCGCGCCCTTGCGGTCGACCGACAGCAGCAGGGAATCTTGCACGCAGAACAGCGCTGTGCCGTCGGCGTTTGCGACGAGGCCGCGGATCGCGCTCATGTGTCCTGCAGCGCGAAAGAGTCCCAGCCGGCGGGCTGGTACTGGAACTCAGCGGCCTTGGTGCGGATGGTGTAGCTGCAGGTGATGCTTCCCGCGAAGCCCCACATCGCCATCGTCACCGGGCCGAGAAGATTGGTGTAGGCCGGGAAAGCTTGGGTCGCCGGCACGAAGCTCTGGTCGGGAACGCTGGTGCCGTTGTTGAACCACTGGCCGTTCACGCCGAAGGCAAGCACGCCGGTATCGAAGTCCATCGCGACCATCAGCACGTCGCCGTCGGCGTCGACATTCGGTTGCGTGATGCCGTTGTTGTCGTCGACGCTCAGATGCTTGACGTAGGACGCCCGCAGCCGCGCCCAGGCGTTCGCATCGTTGCCGGGAAAGCCAGTCGCAGCAGGACTCCATGTGCCGTTCGCGATCGCGTAGCACATGTCCTCCTTTTCGAACGTCGCCATAGCCAGGTGGTCTATGTGCAGTTCGAGGTAGCGTTTGCCGGTGTGCCGGAAGTGGTCGAGCCTGATGCCATAGGCCGGGTCCGCCGACGTGATTGCTGTCAGAGAGACAGTCAGGCCGCCGTTCGAGATGACCCAGTGTGCCGACTTGCTGGCGGCATCCCAGACGATGTCCTCCTCGACTCGGGTCGTGACCGTGGTCGTCACGCTGGCCGTCGAGGTGCCGCCGCCCACGTGCCCGGCCGGCGGCGTCGCCGTGGTCGTGTTGACGAGGCTGCCGGCATCGCTGAGAGTGCCGGTAATGGTCATGGTCGCCGTGCCGCCCGACGGCCATGGCGTGATGACGATCCCGGCGAGCAGTTCCGCCTGCGTGGCCGTGGCCGGCCCTGCGGCGCCACCCGCGTAGACGATGTCGCATGACGCGAACGTGAACCCCGCCGGCATGGTGTCGGTGACGGTCCCGCCGTCGGCCTCATCGGGACCGAAATTCGTCGCGATCACGCTGTAGGTCTGGGAGGCGCCAACAAACGCCGCGTCGACCTCCTGCGTCTTCACGACAAGCAGATCGTTCTGCAGCGCCGGCTCGCTGAACACGTCAAGGCCCGGCACCTGCTGGAAGTAGGCGCCGGTCTTCCCGCCGACCACCTCGTTCATCACCGGGAACATGTTCACGGTGCGCTGCACGTCCGCCTTGGGCGTCGCCAGGTCGTACGAGGGGCCGATGATCGGGACGGGCACGGCGACTTCCTCAGAGGCCGCCGAGGAACTCGGCCTTGGTGTACCAGCCGCGCTGCTGCGTAGGTAGCGGCACGTCCAGCTGCGGCACCGTCAGGTTCGCGCGCTTGACCATGCGGCGCGCGCCGGCGGCCCGTCGCGCGACCGAGTCGGGCACGGCCGTCTCGTAGTCCGGCGCGATCTCTTCGGCCAGCGAGAAGATGAACGCGCGCTCGTAGCCGGCCGGCAGCTGGTAGTCGGTCGTCACATTGGCGAAGTTGCCAGCGGATAGGCGCGTGACCAGGTGCAGCTCGCACTGCGCCTGCGGCCAGAAGAACAGGTTGGCGGTCGGGTTGCCGCCGTCGAAGAAGCAGGCGACCGGCCACGCGGTCCCGATCGTCTTCTGGAAGATCGAGTTGTAGGTCTCGCGGTCGATGACGTCGAGCGGATGGTCGATCGTCGCAACGCGCGTGAAGGAGCTGATCTCGATGCGCGTCGGCCGCGGGATGTCGATCTGCATCCCGGGCCCGATCGTCACCGACGAGACCGCGGGGAGCGCGAAGACCGTCTCCAGGTCGTTGAACGCGAAGGTCGGGCCCAGGTTCCAGCCGTCGATCATGGTGTTCAGGCGCTCGAGGCAATGCTCGAGGTCGCCGCCGCCCACGCGCTGGCTGGCGCCGCGCAGCCCGAGCGCGCTCATTGCGCCGCGGATGATCTTCGTGGCCGTGGTCACGGCTGGCGCCTACTTGCCGGCGCCGCGCGCGACGCCCGGTTTGCGCTTGGGCTTCGCAGGGGCCTCGTCGTCAGCCTGCAGCTCGCCGGCGCTCTTCACTTCCGCGTCGACGTCGATGACTGCATCGGTCGGGTCGGGCTTGACGGTCAGGGAGTGGTCGATGGGCGCGAAGCCCTCCTCGACGGCGGCCTTCTCTGCCGCCTCGTTGTGCACGATGCGGTGATCGTGGGCGTGTGGGGACCACTTGCCGCCCCGGTAGAGAAACTTGCTCATCGCTGTCCTTCGGTGGTGAAAGGAAGAGGCGCCTCGCGATGGAGGCGCCTCGGGGACAGACCTACTCGGTCATCCGGCAGGCCCACTCGTTTCGAACCGCGGCGAGCGTGCACAGCACGTCGATACGGGTCGATTCGATGTCGTTCACGCCGTCGCCGAAGGTCATCACCCGCATGGAGAAGCCCTTGGCGTTGTACGTGTAGCCCACGCAGCTCGCGATCACCGGCAGCGGCATCATCGCGATGGTGAAGGCGTCCTTCTGGTACATCAGGTTCTGCTTGTACGCGGTGGACGCAGCGCCGACGAAGACCAGCGCCGCGGTGTCGGCCGGCACGGAGTCGATCGTCTGGTTGGGCATCGCCGCGGTGAGCGCCGGGTAGATGCTCAGCAGCGTGGTGGTGGCGCCGCCCGTCGCGTCCGCGGTGACGACGAACTGCTGCAGCGTGGCGTAGCTGTTCCCGGTCAGCGGGTGCACCGCGTTGACGCCGGCGATAGTGAAGACCGTGCCCTTCGTGACGATCGCGCCGGTGGTGATGCCGGCCACCAGCAGCGTGCTGCCGGTCTGGCCAGCGCCCGACACCGTCGCGCCCGTCACGTCAGCGCCATTGCTGTGCGAGGGCAGGTTCACGCACTCGAAGAACTCCGCACCTTGGGCGCCACCGATGTAGCCCTCGATGTACTGCTTGGAGATCTTCGCGTCCGGGTTGAACAGGCCCTTGCTCGCGTCCACCAGGCCGAGGTTGGTGGTGTCGCTGATGAGCGAGTACCTGTCCACCATTGGCGCCAGCGAGCGCTGCAGCTTGGCGCGGGCCTGCGCCACGACCGACATCGCGGTGATCGCGGTGCCAGGCGTGCCGACGAGGTTCGGCGTCAGGTTCACGGCGCGCGAGATCATGTCGGCGTCGACGGTGGCCGCGAGCGACGCCATCTTCGGCTTCAGGAAGCGGTCGATCCAGTCCTGCTTCGCGTCGGGGATGTTGAACACCTTCTCGAAGGTGCTCATCGACAGCGTCACGTGCTTGCGGTCGGTCGCGTCGCTGAAGGTGACGGGCACCTGGCGCTCGGTGAACGCCTCGGCCGAGCCGCCTTGCGCGAACTGCGCGCCGGTGTAGACGTGCGCGGTCGGGGGCACCGTGATGTTCACCGTCGAGCCGGGCTTGTACTTGTCGTACTTGCGCTCGAAGTCGTCCTCGGTGGCGCGGTTCACGTTCGTGATGAACGGGGCGTTCTCCTCGAAGATCGCCGCGGCCTCGCGGGCCAGCGTCTGGTAGACGTTGATGGAGTTGGTGACGCCCAGCACGAGGCCGTTGCGGGCCATGTGTGCAAAGAGCGCGTCGTGGAGCTTTACCCCCAGCGACTTGATGAAGCCAGGCGGCGCGAACACCGCGCTGGCGAAGGCGACGGCGGCGAACGCCATCAGGATGAGGGAGTGTTTCATGAGGGTTCTCGTTTCTTGAAGCGCTGCGCGCGCCACTCCGCGTCGGTGAGCTTCGTCTCGTCCTTCGACGAATCGGAGCGGCCGCCGACGGGCGTGAGGGGCCTCGCAGCTTTGGATCGGGGTTCCGGCTTCTTCGTGATCTCGATCTCGATCAACGCAAGGCGCCGGATCTGTTGGCGCTCGCTCATCTCGGCCAGGTCGCCCAGCACGTCGGGGTTGCGCCCGAGGTACGTGAGCATCTCGGCGGCCACCTTCGGCGCGCGATCCAGCAGGTCCTCGATGAAAGGCGTGGGCTTGCCACTGCGATCGAGGAACGGGATCTCTTGCGCCACTTCGGCGGCCAGGGCCTGGAAGCCTTCGAACTCCTTGCCGGCGTCGACCATCGCCCGCGTCTTCGAGGAGATGTTCTCCTGGTAGAAGCGTTGGGCGGCCAGCTCGTCGGCGCGGCGCTCGATGTCGGCCTCGCTCAGTTGTCGGGCGGGGGGCTTGGTGGCGGGCGTGCCGCCGTCGTCCTGCTCCGAGGGTTGCGAGCGTTGTGCCTCGCGCTCCGCGAGCTGGCGACGAAGGTGCGCTATTTCCGCGTCACGCTCGCCGAGCCCGCGCGTACGCGAGTCGATTCGCCGCTGCAGCTTGCGGATGGTCTTGTCGTGGTCGCTTGCAGGCGCCGCGTCACCATTCGCCGCCGGGCTGGCGGGATCATCGTCTTCAGGGGTCTGCAGCGCGTTGAGCTGCGCATCGGCCTGGATTTGAGTCGCGGCCGAAGTGTCGACTGGGGTCAGGGTTTCAGTGTTCATCGCTTGGATGTGGCAAGCCGAGAAGCGTCGGCGAGAGCGCGGTCAGGACGGCTGCCCTTCGGCAGCCGGTTGGGGAACCTGGGAGGCATCGATCGGCGGCAAAGGCTGATCGGGCGGCATGACCTGGTCGTGCAGGCCGGCGTGCGCGTCGGTGAGCGCGGCAATCTGGCCCTGCGTATGCATCAGCGCCTGGTGGATCTGGCCGAGCACTTCATCGTGCTGCGAAACGATCTCGGTGATCTGCTGCATGGCAGGCTCAGAGCCGACCTTCGCGGCCGCGGCGTCCGCACTGATGCGCGCGGTCTTCGCCTCGTACCACTTGATGTCCAGCTCCTTCGACTTGTTCGCGGCGTCGGCAGCGTCCTGCGCGGCCTTCTGGGCGTCCTCGTCGTTGGCCTGGTTCAGCTCCTGGCTGAGCTGCTGGATCAACTGCGTCGCCTGTTGCAGCTGCTGCTGCATCGACAGCACCTTCTGCTTGACCTGCGGCGGGATCTCGGCGCCTTCTTCGTCATCGTCGTAGGCAGCCTGCACCGGCGGCGGCAGCAGCGCCAGGCAGATGCGCGCGACGCGGTCGGCGTCGGGCATGTCCGCCATCTTGACCATCAGCGGCGCGAGTGCCGCGGCCAGCTGCGGATTGCCCTGGCCGAGCTGCGTCAGGCGCTCGTTGAGCTCCTCGCGCTGAGTCGCGTGGCTCGGGCCGATCTTCACGCGGCAGTCGTACTCGCCGATGCTCGGATTGATCGCCGTGACCTTGCCGTTCGCGTCCTTCTTCGTCGGCGTGTCCATGTCGGGATCGACCTGGATGAACGAGACCTTGTTGTTCTCCAGGCCCAGCGTACGCACGCGCCGCGGCGTGTCGTTGAGCCGGCGCTCCATGTCGACCAGGATCCGGCCAAGCTGCTCCAGGCTGATGCGCCGGTTGTCGTGAAAGTTGAAGGTGGCGGTGTCGCCCTCGCTCTTGTCGGCCAGCTTCGCGCGTCCGCTCACGGCGTTGGACTGCTGGCCGAGGTTCGACTTGTACATGCCGACCGAGGCCTGCATCTCGTTCAGGCCGAGGTTGGCGCCATTGGCGAAGCCGATCGGGAATTGCGGGCCAGCCAGGCGCTGGGGCGCCCCCACTTCGTTGCCGTCGTCGTCGATGTCGTTGTACGGCAGGTACGACGGGTTGCCGCTGTTCAGCTTCTGCCAGTGGTCTTCGTAGCCCTCGATCGCGCGCCCAGGCGCGATGAACGGCGCCTTCGGCTGCGCCAGCATGGTCTCGGCCAGGCTGGTCATCTGGTAGTTGTGGAAACGCTGGCCGTTCATCAGCCGGCGCGTGAGGCCGCAGATGTAGCGCTTGCCGCGCACCGTGATGACGTGGCCGTAGACCGGCACCAGGCCGATCCACTGCGAGGGGAAGTCGGTCTCCTCGAGGAACTCGACGCCGCTCATTTTGTACCACTTGACCGAGCGCTCGGCGGCCATGAAGGTGCTGATCGGCGCGGGCTTCACGCCGGTCTTCTTCGCCGTGTCGTGGTACTCGTCCTCGGTCACGGTGTAGCTGTTGCCGCTGTCCGGGTCCTCGAGCTCGATGTGGTTGACCTGCTTCTCTATGACCTTGAAGTATTCGGCTACGCGGATGCCGTCTCGCTCGGTGCACCAGTCCTGCGCCGAGCCGAAGCTCATCGCCTTGGCCTTCGGGAACTGGCGCTCGAAGGCGCGCTTGCTCAGGATGGTCTCGGCGAAGCCGTACATCGCGTCGCGGCCGTCCAGCTCGACCGAGTCGCCATCGATGCAGCACGACAGCGGGTCGTTGACCGAGAAGATGCGCGGCTCCTGCAGGTTCTTCTCGCCGTCCATCACGACGGGCACGACGCGCAGCCACCCGAGGCCGATGCGCGCGCTGTATTCGAGCGCCGTGTCGTAGGCGGTGCCGGCGCGCGAGGCGTATTCGATGTGGCGCAAGCGGCCGTTCAGCTGCTGCGCGACCAGCACATCGGCCTTCGAGTCGACCGGAACCACCTGGATGCTCGGGCTGTTCTGGCGGCCGTCGTTCACCACCTGCTGGATGAACTGGTTGGTGTTGTCCAGCGTCAGCGTGGGCCGGCCGGTGCGGTCGGCGAGCGTTTCCTTCTGCCACTGCTGCGGGTCGGCCGGGTTCGAGAACTCCAGGTCCTCTTCCATGCGGAAACGGTTCTCCCGCATGGCTTCGCGCGCATCGTCGTAGCGCTCGCGGGCCTGCTGGAAGTCGTCTTGGGGCATGGCTCAGGCTTTGGCAGCTTCGAGCGCTTCTGTCTTCGCGGCTTGGCCCTTCTGGTATGGCATCCACTGCGCGAAGTAGCCGTTGGCTGGGATCGGGTCCTCGTCCTGGAGGAGCGGGACCGAGCACGCGGCGAACGGGGTGCCGTTGCCGTCGAAGCCACCGACATTGATGCAGTGGTCGCCGTGCACGTAGGCGACGAGCGCGGCGTACGGCTGGTCGCGCAGCGGCTGGCCCGGCGCGCATGCCGGCTGGAACCAAACGACGCGGCCGATGGTGGGACTGATCATTGCGAGACCTTTCAGGTTGAAGCTCACCCGGCGAAGCTGGGCTTGCTGAGGGGAATCTTTGGGCGACGGGAGTCGGCCGCGCGGGCCGCGCGCCGCGCGCCTTCGCAGGCGTAGCGCAGCGCGTCGATGACGTTGTTCTTCCGGTCCTCGAGGATCGGCAGGACCTTGCCGGTCAGCGGGTCGGTCTTGTACTTGTAGCCAGTGAGCTCGTCGATCGTGTTGACGCACGCCGGGCTCACGACGATGTCGAAGCCCTTCAGGAAGGTGACGCCCTCCTCGATGGAGCCGGGCCCCTTGATCGCCGGCGCCATCTTCGGGAAGCCGTTGCGCTTCATGTGCGAGATCGTCTCGGGCCTGGCGCTGTCGGCCGTGATCGGCCACAGCCTGGAGTCGGGCACGGTGTCGAACAGCGCCGGCGTCTTGTCGATGTCGCAGCCGATCTCGTAGGCCTCGAAGTCGATGAACAGATGCTTGCCGCGGTCGTCCGCGATCGCCACGCCCTTCTCCCAGCGGCCGATGAAGCAGCGCACCAGCACAGTCGGGTCGACGCTGAAGCCCCAGTCGGCGCCGAAGCGCAGCGTCGCGTTGCTTGGGGTGTCGAACTCTTCGACCTGCCAGCGCCGGAACACCCGCGCCTCGCTGTGCTCCTCGTAGCCGCCCATCCACACGTGGGCGTATTTGTCCTTGTCGTACTGGCGGTCGAACTCGACCTTCGGCAGCAGCACCTGCGGGAACCATGGGTTGTCGCGGTAGTTCGCTTGCACGACCACCGCACCAGGAGGCTTCACCGGGCCGCGCAGCAGCTGCTCGACCGGGTCTGTCGCGTGCCGCGGGTTCCACGCGAACCAGAGCTGGCTGTCGTCGGCGCGAATCGTCGGATCCAGCAGGTCTAGCGAGCGCTGGCTGAGCGTCTGCGCCTCCTCGACGTACGCGCGCTTGAAGCCCTCGAGCGACTTGATCGAGTCGGCCGTCTGGTTCTGCATCCCCTCGAAGATCGTGATCCCGCCGTTGGCCGACGTGATGATCTTGTCCTGCACCTGGAAGTAGGCGCCAGCGTTGAGCTGCGCGATCTTCGATTCGATCGTGCGCTTCACCGAGAACCGCAGGGACCGCTGCACCTCCCGGATGCAGACCGTGTCGATCTTCTCGGAGATGTTCTCCTCGACGAGCAGCTCGGCGAAGAAGTGAGACTTTCCGGAGCCGCGGCCGCCGTGCGCCCCCTTGTACCGCGCCGGCGCCAGCAGGGGCACAGCCCACCGCGGCGTCGGGATCTGCAGCAGGCTCACTTCGTCGGCGCCGGGTCCACGATGGTCCGCTCGATCTTCTCGAAGCGGATCGGGCCGCCGCCAATCCCGCCGAGCTCGTGCTTCTCGGTGAACAGCTTGTAGTGCTGCCCGAGGAGATGGTTCGCGCGCACGGCAGCGGCCAGGTCGCCGGCCGCTTCAGCCTTGCAGGCCAGCCGATCGATGCGCTTGAGCACCATGTCAGCCGTGATCAGCGTGCGCTTTTGCTGCTGCTCGAGCGCGACCTTCAGCGCCTTCTTGACGTCTGGCCTGGCCAGGACCACGCAGCCGATGTCGTGCGCTGAGCGCGCGCTGTAGCCCGCGCGCATCGCGGCCTTGGTCGCGTTCCTGTCCACGAGGTACTCGTCGACGAACGCGGTCTCCTTGGCAGTGAGGCCCTTGGTCTTTGGCATGGTGGTGGGGTGCCGCTTGGGCACTGCATGCAGGAGAACCGCTGCAAGTCGGTTGAGAGGGCGCATCGGATTTACGCCGTCGCGGCGCTGCGCCTAACCGTTCTCACCTCCCCTGATCACCGGCGGTGCAGTCGGCTGCATACCCGGCGCGGCATCGGCCGTCGCGCCGGCCCGGTCAGGTTCCGGGGCTCCTGCTCGAGATCAGGCGGCCGGTGCGTCCGGGTTCAGATCGTCGAGGCCTTGGACGCTGCCCTTCAGGTCGGCCAGTGCGGCGTCGACCTCGGGGGTGGTGGCGCCGCCAGCGTTGATCGCGTCTTCCAGGGACTGCACCTTGGCGACGATTTCGGCCTTCGCCTTGTCGGCCTGGGCCTTCAGGTCCTTCAGGGCCTGAGCGAGTTGGGTCTGATCCATGATGATCCTTTGGAGTAAGTCGAGGACAGGGCGAAGCAGCCAGTTGCGCATGGCGGGGCTCCTTCGAGGTGGAACCGACCCCGGAAACGAAAAACCCGCCTCAAGGGCGGGTTTCGGGAACAGCGGCGCCAGAACTTGAGCCGTTGGTCCGTGGGGTTCGGATGCGCGATTATCTCGCAGACATCCGGTTGCGAGTCAAGCGGCTTGGTTTCCCCGGCTCGCGACAAACGCACGCATCGCCGCAACAAGAGGCGTATCTGCTTCGATCCGAACGCCCGGAGACTTGAATGCCCACCAGCGCGTGCCGACGTTCGGCCGCAGATGAATCGGACCAATCTCGATCCTCTCGCGCTCGATGATCGGTCCGCCCTGTTCCCATCGCTCGCTGGGTTTCCACTCTTCCCGGCCTGGCCGCGCCCAACATGTTCCGTCGTCGGGGTCGCGCCAGTAATCCGGCAAAGCGTCACCCAATAGGTCGGCCACGGCCGCGTCCAGATCGGCGCCTTCGAGTTTCGGTGTGTCCATGCCGAATCCTACAGTTCAAGGCGCGGCGCCAGCGCAGCCATCGCAGCCGGCCCGGCGAGACTCATTTCACGCTCGAGCTCGATCAGCGCCCAGCGCGCCAGGTCGACGCGATCGGCGGTGAACAGGTCCTCGTAGTTGCGGCGCGCGGTGCCGTCGCACACGCGGCAGACCTTCTTCCCGAGCGTCGGCGTGCCATTGATCAACGCGAAGCCATGGCCGCCGCACGCCTTGCACGCCGGGTCGCGGAACCAGTCGATCGCGTGCCGCGCGATGATCGACGCCGCCGGGTGGCCGATCTCGCGGCCCATGCGGTAGGCCTTGCCGATCATCATCGCCGTGAGGATCTCGACCAGCGCATCGGCCGCATGGCTGTCGCCGGTGCACAGCCGCAGCAGCGCGACGGCGAGCGGCGAGCCCGGCCGCGGAAAGTCGGTCTCGGCGAAGCGCACGCGTTTGGCGATGAACGCGCCGGCGCCCAGCGTGTCGGTGTCGGCGCCGCCGCTCTTCAGGTTCGAGCTGGTCGCGGCGCTGGCGTAGCGGTCGATGAAGGCCATCACCCCCCCGCCTTGAGCATGTCGAGCAGGTGCGCAGCGCCGAGGTGCAGATCCTCGAAGACGTGCGTCGCGTCGGCGCTGGATCCCAGACCTAGCACCTGCACCCCGTCCGGTGTGCGCAGCACGACTGCGCAGCGCCCAACCTCGAGCTCGCCCGACGCGATGCGGTGCGCCAGCCGGCGCAGCTTGGCCGGGATGTCGGCCAGGTCGTGGTCCTCGATGACGTGAAGCGCGCCCATCAGTACAGCATGTTGATGTTGTCGCCCAGCAGGTAGTTGTGGCAGTCCCGCTGCTCGTTCAGGCAATGCGCGGTGAAGTTGTCGCGCGTCGCTGTGTCCCAACCGAAGAAGTAGTCCGCGTGCGCGCTGCTGCCGGGCGGCGCCGGAAAGCGGTCAGAGGACAGGTACCAGCGCCCGACTGCCTGCGCGTTCGGGATCGCGTAGTGGATGTTGTAGCTGATGGTCGGCAGCACGGCCGGGTGATCTACAGGGCACGACCATGGGTAGGTGTCGACGCCGCCGACCGTCACTTTGGTCTGGTGCGCGCCCACGACGTGCGCCTTGTGGTCCGGCGAGTCCAGGTTCACGCCGTCCCAGCAGATCGGGAAGTCGATCTCGGCAATGAACTCACTGCGGCCGGTGCCCACGCAGGTGCCATCGGCGAACGCCGCGCTGATCGTGTTCTTCCACCCCGGGTTCTCGCCGTTCGGGCCGATGCAGATGAACCGGCCCCGGCCCTTGGCCGGGTCGGTGTTCGTCGAGTCGCCCGTGATCAGGTGCAGGCCCGACGGCACCGGCACGATCTGGTTGAACGTCGGGAAGAGGTACGAGCCCTTGTAGTAGACGTTGTTCCCGGTCGGCTTCTGGGGCGCGCCGTCGAGCGTGTCGATCATCGCCGGCATCCAGTAGGCGGCGCGGTTCAGCAGGCCGCCAGCGCACGTCGATGTCGTCGCATTGAGGATGCCGCTCGAGGTGGTGAACGCATCCGCGATGACGCCGAAGTAGGCGTGCAGGTGCGACACGCCGGGCTGGCCCGGGAATACGAGCGCGTCATCCTTGTTCATGCCCGCGTAGAAGCACGACTCGCGGAATGCGCCGATGGTGGCGAGGTTCTGAGCCGCGAGGAAATTGCCGGTCGGCGGCTGCGGCACGAGCTTCGAGCGGTTGGCGCTGTACTGCTGCGTCGGGTTCACAACCGGGACCTTGCTCATGTCGACGATCGGCAGGCCGGTCACCGCATCGAAGCCGCCTGGATTCGGCGTCGGGGCCATGGCGGGGCAATCGGGCGGCGAGATCGGCGCGGCCGGCGTCCATACGTTCGCGACCCAGCACGTCGGCGCCGGCGCGGCGGCGTAATCGCGCTGCTGCGTCCAGTCCCCGACCGTGCCGGCCGGGCACGTGTTCGTGCGCGACTCAGCCGGCGGCTGCGCTGGGCACGGCGTTGGCGCGGGCGATGGCGCCGGCACGTCGTAGCAGTGCGATGGCTTCGGATACTTCGCGCTCGTCGCGGCGCACGCGACGAAGGTGTTGTAGGTCGCGAGCAGCTTGCCGCTCACGCCGGTGCCGGCGCCGCTGCGCAACTGCACGGGGACGGCCTGGGCGGCGGTGGCGGCGAAGAGCGCGGCGACGAGGGACAGTTTCAGGGCCATAACTCTCTCCAGTTCGAGTATTTCCTGCTCATGCGCAGGTGGTGCTTGAAGATGAACCACGCTAGCGCGCGGCTGCTTTGTGGCCGATAGACGAGGTACATGCCGAGGGCGTAGAGAAGGTGCTTCACGGAAGCACCCTGCAGATGCGCCAGACGATGCCGCCCAGCGTGAGCAGCTGGCCAGCGCGAATGAGCAGCGGCGATGCGCGCTTGCCTTCGAGCGTCACGGTCATGCTGGCCCATCGGCCACGCCCGCGTGGTTTGAGGATCAGCATCACGCCGCCCTCGCCTTGCGCGCGTCGTGCAGCGACTGCATCGCGGTCATCAGCTCGGCGGTCGCCAGGGCACCGCGCCGACTCTCGAAGTCCGCCAGCCACGCGCGGCGCTCGTTCAGCGTGAGCAGCGCCAGCACGTGACGCGCGAGGCACTCGAAGCGCCATTCCTGCGAGTCGGCTTCGACCTGGCGGCCGTCCACGAGCGTCTTCACACCAGCACTCCGAGCGCGTTGTCGCCGACCATCCATCCGGGAGGCGTCGGGATCACGCTCTCGGTCGGCCGCCACAGGTGCAGGCAGAACGAGTGGTTGTTGACGTAGTTCGCGCGCGTCGGATGGAGCTGCATCACGCAGTCGTCTTCGCCCCAGAAGATGAGCTTCACGAAGTGCATTTCCGCCCACGTTGGGCAGCGATCTGGAAGCGACACGCTGACGTGCTCCCAGCCTTCGCCGTCGCTCGCGATCACCTTCAACGGCATCGCGCGGGCTTGTGGCGTGGCGCCGGCGCGGTTCGGGATGAAGAACGCGCCGCAGTTGCCGACAGACTCATCGCTGGCCATGAAGCCCTTGCGAACGCGGTAGCGATTCGGGACGGTGAAGCTCATGCTGCAACCTCGAGCAGCTCGCGCTGCTCCACCGGCTGCGCAACCGACCAGACCTCGACGCGCACGCACGGCGTCGCGCTGTAGCGCTTGCGGATCCGCGTGTCGACCACCAGGACGTCATCGCGCCACAGCACGCCGTTGCAGCCATCGAAGATGGCCTTCACGACGTTGTCGACGTCCGGCTTGGACGTCGGCAGCACCTCGCCGGCCAGCGCCAGGCGCTGCTTCTTCTGCGACCAGCTGGCGGGCACCTGGCAGTCGATGAAGACGTTGCAGCCGAGGGCCTCGTCGAAGGGCTGAGCGCCGCGCATCGCGAGTTGCGCCGCGTGGGCGACGAGGCCCTCGTATGCGACCGTCTTCTGCGGCGTGGCCATGCGCGAGAAGCCGCCGATGCGCACTATCTTGGCTCTGCCCTTGCCTTGCGGCTGGCCGGGGACGATGAAGGCGATCATGCGAGCCTCCAGACGAGCCAAGCGCCGCCGTAGAACACGACCGCGATCACGATCGCGACAGCCCATCCGAGCGCGCGTCCGTCGTGCTCATGACGCGCCTCTTCGTCCGCCTCTTCGAGCCAGCGCTGCAGGTCGGAATCGGTCGCCGGTTCGATGATCGGTTGATGCGTGCAGGCGCGGCCTTGGACGCAGCTGGCGGTGCACGGCGGGCAGGTCAGAGGCGAGTCCATGCGGCCTCCCGAGCGATTCGAGCGAACGTGCGCGGCAGCGCGGCGGGTAACGTGCTCTCCCACGTGCCGACAGGCTGAAAGGCGCGGATCACGGTGTCCGGCTCGATGTCGCCGGTCTCGCGCAGCGCCGCGGTGATGAGCGTTTCGCTTACGTTGGCGCGGCCATCACGCACGGCGTCGAGCAGATCTCGGGCCTCGGTGAGCGTCATGGGAGCGCTCCCTCGTCGGCGCCGACTTTTGCCGGTTCGGGCGGGAGAGCCTCGCGCCACGCTTCCCGCTGCATGCCGCAGAGCTTCTCGCCGCCCTCTTCCCGCGCCCTCAGCCGACGTGCCCAACGCAGC